GAGTCAGCTGTATCTCATCATGATGCCGAAACAGATACATATGCTGGAAAAACTGATAAAGAGTATAGAAATTCTTATACGGCTAGATTTACAAATGAGCCGAATAATCCTGCAAAATTAATGTCTATGAAACTTCAGATAGGTCTGGTTCCATCTGTACAAGATTATTGCAAAATGTTTAACACTTCTTACTACTGGATAGAATCCTATAATTTTTTAAAATATGAAGCTGGAAACTATTTTAAAGCTCATGCTGATAGTGGATCAGCATTGATGCGAAGGATATCTTTGGTATATTATTTTAATGATGATTACGAGGGCGGAGAGGTGGAGTTTCCTAATCATAATATATCACTTGTACCAAAAGCAAATGAGCTACTAGTATTTCCTTCATATTATACATATATGCATGAAGTAAAACCAATAACTTCTGGAGTGAAATATTCGGTAGCAACATGGTTGAGATAAAATCTGGCAAAATATCTAACTTTTTTAATTTAGATTATTTTAATTTAATACAAAATTATTTTTCTAGCCACAAAATATTAAATAACCAGGAATACCATTATTATGGAAGCAAAAGAGTAGATTCTTTTGATGATGCATTTTTAAAAGATGTTTTACATAAAGCTATGCCAATAGCAAAAGAATGGTTTGGAAGCGAAACAATGATTCCAACATATGGTATATTTTCAGAATATTCTGGAGAGCAAGCTTATTTGGATAAGCATAGAGATGCTGGACCATGCACATATACAGTAGACCTTTGTCTATATCAAAAAACTAATTGGCCACTTATTATAGAAGATAAAGAATATATATTTGGGGAAAACGAGGCGGTAATGTTTTTTGCAAATGATCAAGATCATTGGAGACCAGAGTTTCCAAATCCAGAAAGTAATAGGGTTGGAATATTACTACTACACTATGTTGAGCCAGACCACAAGTGGCTAACACTTTCAGATGATGTTAAAAGAATACTAAGAAAGAGAACTAGGCCTTTATGAAAAATATATATAAAGAAAATGATATCCTTTATAGAAAGGATGACGATGCTATTGTATTTAAGTCTAATGTTTTAGATACATCTATGATATTAGATTTAATTAACAATTATGAAAATTCACGTGATACCATACTTAGTTTTAAGTCTGGAACTTCTGCAGAATGGGTCAGAGAGCAATCGGTTGCTGGGGATCTTTCTAAAAATGTTTTGGGAATATATAATTCTTCAATATATGATATTTTACTAGAAATAAAAAAAATGTTGTCAGAGGCTTGCAGGGTATATGACATTAATATAGAAAAAAGTAGATATTATATATCTTCAGAATACATATCGGGTGTTAAAAGTGATGCCTGGTATGATTTTGGCGGTATTAGAATTCCATGTTTTTCTGGCATGGTTATTTTAGATGGAGAGCTTCAAAAAATTCAAATAGGTAAAGAGTCTATTGATGTTAAAGCTGGAGATATGCTGCTTTTTGAAGCAGGACATAAAATAGTGTATGGCTCAGAATCACTTAATATGATATCATTTAGTATAGCCCCACTATCACTACTGCAGGGGCAATATCCACAAAAATGGATTCCAATTTTGGGAGAGGTGCAATGATAGGGCAAGATATAAATATAGTACCACTAGTCAATGTTGATATAGATAATATAAAAAATTACATTCTTTCAACTGGTGCTATAGAGGATTACGCACAAGAGATGCTGGGGGATATTATTTTACATAATCTTCCAATAACAGCTCATATGGAATGTAGAGGGTGGAAAATAGAAACGTATACTAACGATAAAGAGTATGTAAATGTGTGTGACGACAGAAAAGACAGGCAGTCAACAGTTTCTTGTAAGCTATTTTTAACTGACGGAGGTCTTGTAACATTTGTTAATCACAACACAATGTATGCCCCTAGTGCTGGAGATTTAATGATATACCCATCTAGCTATATAAATACGTATTCAATTTCAGATATTCCAGAAGACGGAATGATTGCGTTGTGTGGATATTTTAAGTATAAAGCAACCGCAGAGGGATAATGAAAATACTAGATCTTAGATTTAACCAAGTCTCAAATTCTTTTTCTGATATTTCTGGCAATTCAATATCAATATCAAAAACTGGTACATTTAAAAAGTCTATACCAATGTGTCCAGAATCTACAAGTTCATTGTTGGTGGAATCGTCAAATTCAATAACGCTTAATAATATTCCTATTGCCACTAGAAGTCATGAGTCAGAGGCTTTTTCTATAGGGTTATATTTTAAAGCTGGTGACAAATTTACTTCTTCCGAACAAAATATTTTATATGATACATCAAGCGGACTGGGATTAGTTTTTCAGGATGGCATAATGACTTTTAGGGTTACAGATAGTACTGATAGTGTAACCAATGTGTCATATAGGTTAAACAGGCTTTATAGCTCGTACTATGTTGTTGCAAGATACTCGCCAGGACTTATATCTCTTATGCTAGATGGAAACGTTGTTGCATCTTCTCAGGTAAAGTATGACTTTAAATTTAAATCTACTACCTCTCTAGATTTAAACTCATCAGTTTCTTCTAGTCATATATTGCTAGATAAAATACAGATATTTAACTATGATTTGAATACTAGAGAAATTATTAATATTATGTCTGAAGATGCACTAATTCATAATCCAGGACAAATTATATCTAGTGACAACGGAATCTTCTTTGAACCAAACTACTCTAATAAGCCCCTGCAGGCTGGGTTTTCATACAAAACAAATAAAAACTTTTTAACAGCAGAAATGAATAATGTTGAGATTACGGACTCTGGAAACATTGTTCTTTCTTCTGCAACAATTGGCCCAAATTCTGGGTATATTAAAGATAGTTTTTTCTTTCCACCATTATCAGAGTCAAGTCATAACATAATATCTTGGAACGGAGATTCTGGAGGAATAGAGGTAGGTTATAATACAGATGGAGGATCAGTATATACTCCAGTGGAAAATAATAGCAATATATCTAATTTTACTGGCGGAGACTTTTACTACAAAGTAGACATATCTACCCCCGATGCATCTATAGATAAGCCAGTATTTACAGGACTTTCATTTTTGATATATGATAATAAATATATAGACTCTAGAAACAGCTTATACAGAATAGAATCAGATTATGATTATGTGGTTGGAGATAGGCTAATCCCAAATTCTCATGGTGGGTATTCTGGAATGAAGACTATAGGTGGAGGATTTAGGGTAGAAGACCTTGATGTTAGATCAGTAGAATTTTTTTATAACCCATCAGCCCTTGGAGCCACATGCTTGATTGATTGCGGGGGGGCGAGACTATCATGGTCTTCTGGCGGAACAATAACAAAAAATAACATATCGTCTATATATGTTAATGGGCAGAATGTAACTTCAGAATCATCAGTATCTGATATATTTACTGCTGGTGTATGGCATCATGTAGTAATAACACTATCGTCAAATGAGCAGGAATTCTTATATTTAAATCAAACATCAGATGGTCAATCTCTTGGCCCAGATAGTAGATTTAACTATATTGCTATTTATGATTATGATGTCTCCACAAAAGCCATAGAGCACTATAATTATATGACCTCCAAGGTTTCTATTTTGGGGGCATCAGAGTCCATAGAAATTGGCTCAGATAATTTTTCTGGCTTTAATATAGACAAGATTGTAATATCAACCCAGTAATATGTCCATAACACAGGACAATTTGCGCCTAATACAAAAGAAAATGGTAGAATAGCATTATGGCAAAAAACAAGATTAAGGAAATAGAAGAGACCATATACGGAGTCTACGTTTGGGAAATGCCAGACGGACGATGGGTGGGAGATGACGACGGTCATTATATGTTGATTCCATCAGTAAAGGGTGACATAGTAAAAGTGCAGGCCTTGAGGAATGCAGCTAAAAGCTATGGAGTTACAGAGGGAAAGCCCAAGTTTTTGGCTGGAAGAAGAAAGGTTACTGATGAAGAATATGAAGAGCAAAGACAAAGATTGAATGCTGGATTGACTCCAGACCCATGGGACATTGGGGAAGCAATAGATGCGTATAGGAGAATGAAGAATGGCCGCTGAGTATTTAGAAGACGACGATGCAGATGTGATCAACATTAAGGCATCAAGCGATATTTTCTTGGGCATAGAAGAAAAAACATATTCTGATCCCTTTATGTCTAAACCAGAAGAAATTAAAAAGCTTTCTGGGCTAAGCACAAACTTTAGAAAAAAGTTGGCTAGAACAGATTTTACAAAAGTTTTACGTGGTGACGGAGCTTCCTCTACAGCGATTATAGAGCCATTTATGATTACTGGCTACAGCATTCTTGATGTTGTTCAGCCACCATATAACCAAGACTACTTAGCAAAGATATATGAAATATCTTCTCCACACTACGCTGCGGTAAATGCAAAGGTTGCAAACATAGTAGGCCTAGGGTACGACTTTGTAGAAAGTGAAGCGACTAAAGAAAGACTGGCTGACATTGATGATGAAAAGCAGCTAGAGAGGGCACGTAGAAAGCTAGAAAGAATTAAGATTCAAATAAACAATTGGCTAGAAGCATGCAACGAAGAAGAAACTTTTGTAGAGACACTGTCTCGTGTTTGGAAAGACTACGAGGTAACAGGAAACGGTTACCTTGAGATAGGAAGAAAAAATACTGGAGAGATTGGATATATAGGCCATGTTCCAGCTGCCTCAATGCGTGTAAGAAGACTCAGAGATGGCTTTGTTCAAATCATAGGAAACCAGTCTGTATTCTTTAGAAATTATGGAGACACTCAAACTCCAAATCCAGTTACTGCAGATGTTAGACCAAATGAAATAATTCACTTTAAAAACTACACTCCAACCAACAATTATTATGGAGTTCCAGATATTATAGCGTCTAAAAATGCTATGGCTGGAAATGAGTTTGCGGCTAGATTTAATTTGGACTATTTTGAAAATAAAGCAGTTCCTAGATATATTATTACGGTTAAAGGAGCAAAGCTTTCTAATGATGCTGAAAGAAAGCTTCTAGAGTTCTTCCAGACTGGACTTAAGGGGAAGAATCATAGATCTTTGTACATACCTCTTCCTGCAGACACTCAGGATTCAAAGGTTGAATTCAAGATGGAGGCGGTAGAAAATGGAATCCAGGATGGATCATTTAATACCTATAGAATATCAAATAGGGATGAAATCTTGATAGCACATAGGGTTCCAATTAACAAGGTCGGAACTCCTACGGGCGTATCACTGGCAAATGCAAGAGATGCAGATAAAACATTTAAAGAGCAGGTTTGTCGTCCAGCACAAAGAAATATAGAAAAGAAGTTGGGCAAAATCATTTCCGAAAAGACAGATATTTTTATGATTAAATTTAATGAGTTAACCCTAACAGATGAGGATACTCAGTCTAAAATTGACGAAAGATATCTAAGAATGCAGGTCTTAGTTCCAAATGAAATTCGTGCTAGAATGGGTCTGCAAGGTATTACTGGCGGCGACGAAGTTGTTGTTTTGAATGCTAAGGCAGCCGCTGAACAGGGTGCCCAGGCTTCTGGAAATAGAGCCAGAGACCGAGAAAGACAGGGAAACCAGCCAGATATCTCTGGAGAAGGTCGAAATGAACAAGGCGCAGGACGCCAAGTTCAATAGACTGATATTTGCTTTTTAATCTACTAAGAGATATTATTTATACACCATGGAAATTTCTAAAGCCAATTGGACCATGAGCGGCAACAACATTAAACTTAATGTTCCGTTCTCAAAGGTCGACACCAAGAAAAGAACCGTGTCTGGATTTGCTACACTTGACAATCTTGACTCACACGGAGATATTGTTTCTGCCAATGCAAGCGTAAATGCATTCAAGCGCTTTAGAGGAAATTTGAGAGAGATGCACCAGCCGATTGCGGTTGGAAAAGTTGTGGCATTTGAGCCAAAATCATTTTATAACCCAGATGACAAAAAAGTTCATCAGGGTGTTTATGTAACATCATATATTTCTAAAGGTGCACCAGACACCTGGGAAAAAGTTTTGGATGGAACACTGTCTGGATTTTCAATCGGCGGATCAATTAAAGATTCAGAAGTAGAAGTTAGAAAGTCCGAAGACGGAGAAGAAGAAACAGTAAGAATAATTAAAGAATACGATCTGGTAGAACTTTCCCTTGTAGATAATCCTGCTAATCAATTGGCTAATGTTTTTTCTATTGAAAAAATGAACGGCAAGACTGTTGTAAAGGGTATTGCGGTTGATGTAACTCCAGAAAATATATTCTGGTGCAAAACAGATTCTATTGCAATTACATCAGAAGAAGAGTCAAACACCTGCGATGCATGCGGATGTAAGATGGAAAATATTGGGTGGGTAGAAAGTAATGAAGTAAATAAATCTGAATCAATTAAGAGTATTGTTGATTCTTATTTGAAAAAGAATTCTGATGGTGAAGAACTTTCAGATGAGCGTCGTGAATCTAGCGGCGACGTTATTAATACAGCCATCGAAGGAGGAACTCAATTGGATGCAGAAGTTAAAGAAGTAGTAGAAGATGCAGCTCCAGCAGAGGCAGTAGCAGAGGTTACAGAAACAGCAGAGGCTGTTGCTGAGGCACCTGCAGAGGCTCCAGAGGCGAACACAGAAGAGGCTGTTGTTGAAAAAGCAGCAGATGTTCAGGAAGTCGCCGTTGAAGACCTTGATATTGTTTCAAAGATTGACGAGCTAAAGGCATTCTTTACCGAATCATTCGCAAAGACTGCTGAGGCTAACTCAGCAGGACTAGATAATCTACGCACAGGCGTAGACGCACTCGTTAAGGCAACAGAGGATAAAGTTGCAGAACTTAACAGCAAAGTAAACGAGATTTCTGAAGTGATTAATTCTCTCAAAGAGAATATGTCAGTAACAGAAAAAAGAATTGATGCAGTTGAAGCAGATACTGCAATCAAGAAGTCCGCAGACCTTGGCGGGTCTAAGGACGAACAACCCATTAATCAGAGCAAGTGGGGCGGCACATTCCTCGGTGTACGCAATGTACTCTAACAGACCTAACTAAAAGAGAGAGGTGAAACAAGAAAAATGAGCAATGAGCTATTAGAAAAAGCTATTGTAACCAGCCAAACTGGTGCAGGTAAGCTCGGAACTTCAGCTGATGATGCAGCTCGTGGTGGCCTTTTAAAGCCAGAACAAGCTAATCGCTTCATCGACTACATGTTCGATGCTACCGTTGTAACAAAGGTTGCCAGAACCATTCGTATGCGTTCTGACATCCAAGAGATCGATAAGATCGGCGTTGGCGAAAGAATTCTAAAGGTGGCTACTGAAGCTGATGCAACATTCAGCAATCAGGCAGTTGTCTTCGCAAAAATTTCGCTCGCAACTAAGAAACTACGTCTAGATTGGGAACTCTCTTCAGAGTCTCTAGAGGACGGCATCGAGGGCGCAGACCTTGAGGACCACATCGCAAGAATGATGGCTAATCAGGTAGGAAATGACGTTGAGGATCTAATCCTTAATGGTGATTCAGCATCCTCTGATACCCTTCTTAAGGCATTTGATGGTGTTCGCAAGATTGCAACTACTCATGGACACGTTGTTGATGCAGCAGGTTCAACAGTTTCTAAGGGCGTATTCAATGACGCACTTAAGAAAATGCCACGCCGCTACAAGCAGCGCCGTAACCAACTCCGCTTCCTTTCTGGAAGCAACCTTGTACAGGATTACTTGTACAGCTTGACTTCAATCCCAGGAACTCCAGAAGATATTGCTTCTGGCATCGTTCGTGGTGATGTCGTAGCAAATAATGGAGCTCCAGGAGGAGTTATTCCATTCGCATTCGGAATTCCAGTCGTAGAGGTTCCTCTACTTGATGAGAATCAAACTGGTTCCTATTCAGGTGCTTCAGGACAACATGGTGATCTACACCTAACATTCCCTGATAACGTAATCGTCGGTATCAAGCGTGATATCGTCGTTCACCGTGAATTCAAGCCAAAGAAGGATACTACAGAATATACTCTGTTCCTTCGTGTTGGTACAGCAATCGAAAATCCAGATGCATTCGTTGTCGTGAAGAACGTCAAGGTTGCAGCAGGATACGATGCACGTAGCTTTGCAGCAGAAACTGGTGGAAGTTATACAAATCTTCCAGCAGCACGTCCATAATTAAATAAAGGACATTTGGGAGGGGGTCTCGAAAGGGACCCCCTTTCCTCTTTTAGTCTCTAAAATGCTATAATTGAGTTAAACGAACGGAGATATAATGTCATTACAATCATTAAAAGTATCTGAATTAAAGACAGTAGCAGAAGAATATGGCGTAGATCTAGAGGGCGCAAAAAATAAACAAGAGATTTTGGCTATTTTGGCAGAAGAAGGGGTAACAGACGAACTCTTAGACAATCTAGCAAAGGTAGAAAAAGAAGAATTAAAGCCACTAAAGAGCAGTCAGGTTATGATACAAGATGATAGCGGCGAGGTAGCCTTGGTAAAGATGGAAAGAAAAAACAAGAGCTACGAAACACACGGGTTTGAATTTACACAAACAGACCCATTTGTTTCAATGCCTATGTCTATAGCTGTTGAAATTTTTAAGCACGAAGAGGGTTTCAGGTTGGCAACCCCAGTAGAAGTAAAAGAGTTTTACTCATAGGAGATAGATTATGCCAGAGATATACAGTGGTACAAATGGTCCAATTAACTTCAAGACCTATTATAATGGGGTTGCGGTTGATCCAGCCTCTGCACCAGTTGTAACCATATTTTATGAAGATCAAATTACTGGCACAACACTTACTCCAAACAATGTAGATGTAGATGAAGGTAGCTGGTTTGTATTTGTACCTATTTCAGCAACAACTCAATACAACTATTTTAAGATTAAGATAGAGTATACGATCAACGGCACCAATTTTGTAGACTACAAAAACTTTGTAGTTACTAGGCCATACGCTACTGTTGCAGAAATTGTAGAAGCTTCTGGTTTTGGAACCGATGTTTCTGATAAAAATTATAGGTCTTACGACGAACTAATGGCTGCTGAAAGATATGCTAGATATAAGATCAATGCATATACTGGTCAAAAATTTGATTATGTCTCTAAGACAGTGGATGTTATAGGAGATGGCACAGATGTTCTGTTAATGCCAGAAAGAATAGAGTTTATAGAAAAGATATGGGAAAACGATGTCGTAATCTATGACGCCTCAACGTCCAGCAACCAGTACGCATTTGATATCAGTAGAACTAATTATGCTGTTAGACTAATAAAAGATCCAGGCTTAGATGTGTTTGAAAGTTATCCATATCAAGAAGACATGCCAGAGCCTGCCTTTTTTACAAAAGGTTTTAGGTACACAGTAAAAGGAATGTTTGGCTGGAAATTAGTCCCATCAGAGGTTTATGATTCAGCAATCAGACTGGCTAATGATTTCTTTTATCAAGATTCCACATGGAAAGAGAAATATGTAAAGAGAATGCAGACAGGAGACTGGAACGTAGAGATATCCCCTCAAGCTTTTACGGGAACTGGAAATTCAATGGTAGACAGAATTTTAGAACCTTATATTGCTAATCGTATGGTGATTATCTAATGAAGTCTTTAATTA